TTTGACATCGATTTGAAGTTTTTTAGGTTGAGAAGGTTGTTGTTCTCTACCAAAAGTAGTTTTAACACTTTCTATCGCATTATCAAAAACATTTTTAACATAAGTTTCAGTTCCATTGATGAATTTGTCTACTAAGGTAAGAGAGTTGGTACTAAAATCTGACAAAGCTTTGTCCATCATTTCTTTATTATCTGTTGCAAATCCATATCCAAAATCTTCAACAGGTCCTGAAATACCTTGAATATTTTCTCTTATGCTAGAAACCGTACCTAATCCTTTTTTGTAGTTCTCGGCTAAACTTTTAGTGTTGTCGGCAACGAAATATCCTAATTTTTCTATACTTGGTGCGGTGGCTCTTGCTAGTGTTCCTGCCACTTTCCCACTCTGTAAGTAAGCATTAATTTGTTTTGTTTGATCTAATTGATTAATTGCAATATCCTCAATTGATTTGGAAGACTCTTCATTTGCTTTCTGTAAATTTTTAATGTCGTCGGGTGTCAACTCTTCAACTTTTTTGGTCGTTTCAAAACCTTTTTCATCTTTAACTTGGATTGTTGCAACACCTCTCTCATCTAGTTGTGCCATTGAAGCGATAAGTTCTTTAGTGGCTTCATCACCTTCAGCAAGTGACGGCATTCTAATTTGTTTTAATTTTCTATCAAAATCACTAGCTTGGATGGACATTTTTGCAAACTCGTCGGGCATCATACCTAATTCATTTGCAACTTCTCTTAACCTTCTTTTAGCTCCAGGTAAGATTTCCATCTTTCCTGTCTTTTCGTTAAAAGTAGTAAACTCTTTACTAAGGTTTACCATTTCTTTTTGAAGTTGTTCAGGATCGTTTTGAGCTAAGTCCATCGCTCTTAGTGGGTCAAGTAATGCCCCTGATGTTACACCCAATCTTTGGAGTGCGGCAGACATTTCAATGGCTTTTTCAGGTGACATTAATCCTTCTGCCAAATCAAAAACATCACTCATTTTTACACCTAATCTTTCTGAAGTTGCGGCCATTTTTGCTAATCCTTGTACACCACCTTCGAAATTATATAAATTCATTTGTTTTAAATTTGATGAAACTGATTCAGCAACTCCTTTTACTGAAACACCAACACTTCTTGCGTAATCAGTAACTTCCGCCATTTCTTCACCAACCGATTGAATTGAAACTCCAACCTCTCTAAAATTAGCCACTAATTCACTAACATCTCTTCCTGTTACTTTTGATGTAGCACCTAATTCAATAATTGTTTTGGAACTTAAACTTGCGGCAGTTCCTAAACTATCCATAGCCTCCGTTAACAGTCCAACAACTTCAGATTCTTGATAACCAAACATCATCAACTCAGGAGTTGCCTCTGCAATAGTGGCCCTAAATTCTGATATTCTATTTTTTGCTAATCCAAAACTTGATTGTATTTCTGTGGCCTTAATATCTAACTCTTCAAACACAGTTTGGTCAAATAGATTGGCAGCATCCATAAAACCTTCCACTGCAGTTTGAAAGGTTTCTTTAACTTTTTCGATTACATTGTAATCGAATGCGTTAAGTGTTTCTGAAGTTTTTTTTATTTCTGATTCACTATCTTTAGTTTTATTTTGTTTTGTGATCGACTTTTCCAAATTTTTTATCCTAACATCCTGATCAGAAATCATTTGTTTGAGTTCTTTGTTAGTTTTGTTGTCTAAATCGTCTTCTAATGGCATGTTTGTTTTTTTTCAATAAATACTTTATTTATTTTTTTTAGTATCTTCAACATACTTGTCCATTAGATATTTTCTAACATAGGTAGGCATAGACATAAACTCAGAGTATTGAGTTCTGAAAATTCTTGAAAAGTAGTAAAACTCGTCTAATATAATTGACTTATACTGATAAGAAAGGCCGAAAAAACTCCACCCCAAAAGTAATATCAATCATTACTTTTTCTCCTGACGGGGCTGTTACTTCTTTTTTTAGGTCTAATCTTGGTTCGTTGTCAAAAATAAATCTTCTAATAAATTTAGAATCCCCGATTGGCATTTGTTCTATGAAGGTCGCAATTTTGTTTCTATCGGTGTCACCATCAATCGCAACAATTTGTTTGTTTAATCTTGTTGTAATAACAGGAGCAGTTCTTTCAGATGGATAACTGTCAATCAACTGATCAATTTCCATCTTGTCTTTCATGTTTAATATTTTTAACCTAACAGTTTTTCCTGAAACAGGTAACTTAGTGGTAAATAGACCATCTTCGTCAGGTGCTACTAAAGTTTTTTTATAATTCAATTCATCAAGTACAATTGTTGTCTTGAATCTTTCATCCGTTGAGGGGTCTGTTGCGGACAATGTATATTCAGGACCAAAAGATGTGTTTCTTAAGAATATAAGAACCGCCTCAATATCACCGTCAATCATTTCTTCTGGTCTTAAATCTCTTTCATAAATTTTACTTCGAAGTAATGGTGCGATAATACTTTCTTGAATACTTTTTTTCGCATCAGCATTTGCAATTATATTTTCGTCCGACGCTGTCAAGTAACCTACCTTGATGGATTTCTTTTTTGATTTGTAAAATATACCTTTGCTTGGTAATTCTATAACATCGTGTGGTAAATTAAACTCGGCTTGTCCTGCCTGATAAACATCTTGTTCCATAATATAAAGTTCTTTTTGTATAAAAATAGAAAAGACCTATCACTAGTAAAGTGAATAGGTCTTATTATATGTTTTTATTGTTCTTAGTAAACCAAGATACAACGGTCCATTCTCATGTTTGCAGAAATTTTAGCAATACCATCTGTTGAATAAGATAGAGATCCTCCATCATATCCTGTTAAGAATGTACCTTCCAAAATCCATTTTTCTACAACAACACCTGTTGGGTCTAACATCTCAAGGTCAACATTCTTTTTGTAACCCGCCGCGTAACCCATACGACCTGTAACTGACTCAGCACATAAACGAATCCATTCCATTACCGCTTGTGACGCTGAAGGCCCAATTGGGTCACGGAAAGTAACGGGAAGTTCACCCCAAGTAAATCTACCTGCAACATATGTTGAAGTGTTCAAAAACTGAATCTCTGTTGCCGCAATTGTAAGTTTTGGTCTTGAAGTGGTTTCTACATACCACTCATTAATACCAAGTGATGATGGAAACCTTAAAATCCATCGGTTCTCCCTTTTCGGTTCGTAAGGGATCGGCATTTTCATTAACAAATCAGCCATATCTTATTTTTTAAATTTTTCTTTTATTTTTATTATAAATAGTGTGAAATAAAAAATTTTCTATTTACTTCAAATATTTTTCAAGTTATACATTTACTAGGCACAACTAAATTAGTATTTAGTCTTCTTTCCTCCTCCTGTATGATAAATTTCTAAACCAGTTTCATCATCAAAATGTTTCTTCATTGCTTGAACGTTTCTTAAGTCGTCATCTGAAAAACCAATATAAGGAACAAAATAATTACTAATTTTATTTTTCATAAAGGCTTTTTCCTGTAATTGTCTAGATAGGTTATTAACGTAAGTCATAAACTCTTTCATCGCATCAACCTTTAATTGTTCAGGATTCGCAGCGGAACCTTGACCAAAACTAACAGGGTGATATTTGTTCATATCTAAGTAAGCTCTTACTAATTCATCATCAGATAAATCTTCTTCGTCTGCCAACTCTCTATATTTTTTTAAATTTTTAACTAATTCTTTTTCACTTAGACCGTGTTTGTTTTTCTTAATTAAGTTGTAAACAGCATTTTTAAGAACTGAAGGTGTGTGTCCTCTTGCTGTGATGATTGAAAAAACAGACCCATTATTAACCGCTTCGACAAAATCATTCCACGCTGGTCCTGTAGGTGCTTTCATAGCATCTCTTAAGAAACCTTTATCACCAGGTACATTGAAGTCTCTGAAAGGATTTTCATCAAAACCAACTATGGTGTGTCCCTCATATTCGAATGGTTCTTTACCAATCTCAGTTCTGTATTCTGCAAAATCTTCTGTGGACATACCAACAACTTTCCCTTTATCATCTTTGGTGTAAATTTTTGTTGGCATATACATAAGGTT